CCCGCATCTATGGAGCGCGCGATCCCCTCGCTGTGCAGGCGATCAGGCTGTGGACGTCGTACACGTTCGGCACGGGCATGGTCATCAACACTGCCGATGAGCCTGCTAGCGCCGTCCTGGAGAAGTTCTGGGCGGCATCCTCGAACCTGGGCGTCCTCTCACCTGCTGGGCAGCGCAAGTCGTCAGATCGGACACTGACCGACGGCGAGATATTCTTCGCGGTGTTCGTCGATGCCCAGAAGAACGCGCGTATTCGGCGCATCGACCCGTTGGAGATCACGGCCATCGTCACCGACCCCGATGATGTGGAGGACATCAGGTACTACGAGCGGGCGTGGACCGACACGGTCGGCCAGTCGAATACGAAGTATTACCGCTCTTCGATGAACCTTGCCAACAAGCCGACGCAGTTCGGGAGCACCGCCGGTACGAAGACGATCACGTCCACCGAGGATGCCATTGTCTTCCACCTGGCCATCAACACTATTGGTCAGCGGGGCAACTCCCTACTCCTACCGGCGCTCGAATGGATCAGACTGCACCGACGGTTCCTCGCATCCCGCGCTGCGATCATGCTGGCGCTCGCACGGTTCGCCTGGAAGGGCAAGGTCAAAGGCGGGCAGGCCGCCGTCGATACACTGCGGAACGCGCTGCATGACGACTCCCCGAAAGCGGGTTCCGTCTGGGTAGAGAACGAGGGCGTGGACCTTGCCCCGTACAGCCCCGGCTCGCAGGCGATGAACGCCTACAACGATGCCCGGATGCTGAAACTCCAGGTATTCGCCGCGGTGGGCTGGCCGGAGCAGTACTTCGGTGATCTCCGCACGGGCAACCTAGCCACGGCCCAGACCGTCGAACTCCCGGTACAGAAGCAGTGCGAGACATATCAGGAGTCATGGGCGGCCACGTACAGCGAGATCAACCACTACGTGCTAGGGAAGAGCGGCATCCCCGAGGCCAACTGGCAGCACGACATCGACTTCCCGGCCATCTCTCCGGAGGACGCCGGCACGCTAGCCGACTCGATCCAGAAGATGGTCATGACTTTCCCAGAGTTCGCAGACAACCGCGATGTCCAGCAGCAGGGTCTCATGTCCATCGGTGTCGACGACGTGAGCCGGGTTCTGGACGATCTCTTCGCTGAGGACGGTGAGGCTACGGAAAGCGGCTCGCAGATTCAGCGCATGGTGAAGCTCGCACGACTCGTTGAGAGGATTCAGAGGATGGTGCCTGATGCCAGTCGAAACGGAGACAACCCGGAGGCAATGTCCCTGGTGCGAAGGGACGGGGATCAGGGAGTATGAGCACGGCCTCATCCGGCTCCCCTGCCGTCCCTGCAAGGGTGAAGGGTTCGTTGACTTCGGAGGAGATCGAGGCGATTCTCCAGCACCTGACAGAGCAGACGATGGACGCTCTGGCGGTGATGGCGATGGAGCGCCTGATGACGGTCTTGGAGGCGGAGATTCCGGCGAGCCTGGAGACACCGAAGAACCAGAAGCTGGAGCGTAGCCTTCGGCGGGACATCGCGGCGTACTTCACCGCGCTGGAGCAGGCCCTACCAATCGAAGCAATCGAGCGGCTGTACTACAGCCTAGTGGTACAGGAAGGACCGTGACATGGGATTCTCAATCAGACTGTTCGGGCTGGTCTACGTGACCGTCCGCCTGTTCGACATCGACTTCTCAGACGGCGACGTGGGCCTCAGCCTCGTGATCTCCTGGAAGGGACCAACCGGCTAGCATGTCCGACATCACCGACGTGCTCGATCCGATCATCGACTCGTTCAGCCGCTCGCTGACAGCGAACGTGGCTGGGCATTCAACAGAGGGGTATCTGGCCGGGTCGGCTCAGATGATCGCGTGGGGCCGGACGAAGTTCAAAGACCTGCCCATCTTCTACGAAGGGCCGCCAATGGAGCAGGCCGTCCAGTATGCGAACCGGCACGCTGCTCAGATGGTCACGCAGATGGACCAGGAGACGAAGCAGCGCCTAGCCAAGGTGATCGGCGACGGCATCAAGAACAAGCGCGGCGTTCCTGGGTTGACAGCCGACATCCGTAAGACGTTCACCGACATGAAGGCGAACCGGGCGCCGGTCATCGCACGCACTGAAACGGCCGACGCGCTGGAGCAGTCGTTTATGGACCGCTCAAAGGACATGGGCGTCACAGGGAAGCGGTGGGTGACGTTCAACCCGTGCGAGATATGTCAGGCCAACGAAGGCGAGGGTGACGTGCCCATCGACCACACCTTCTCCTCTGGAGACACGCGCCCGCCCGCGCACCCGAACTGCCAGTGTGCGCTCGCTCCGGTTATGCTGGAGACGGCGGCATGACCACCACGAACGCCAAGCCCCAGTCTGCTACAGTAGCCGTGGCGCTCACTGCGAAGGAGAAGCACCTGATCGAGGAGCTTCGCAAGACTCCATACGCTGAAGTTCACATCGTCATGCACCAGGGCGAGCCGACACGAATCGAACAGGTGAGAGAGAAGATCCAGCTGTGAAGTAGCGCAACACGCACCTAGCCCGACCGACAACGGAGGGCAGTTCCGGGGGAATCCGGGCTGCCCTCCTTCGCGTTTCAGAGGACTCTATGCCATACGCCACCACCGCAGAGCTTCCCGCCGGAGTGAAGGCGCTCTCGGCGGCTGCTCAGCGCATCTATCTTGCAGCGTTCAACGCGGCCTGGAAGACGTATGCGGATCGAGGCGAGCGCCAAGAAGCGCTGGCACATCAGACGGCATGGGCCGCGGTCAAGACCAAGTACCGCCAGAACGCGGCTGGAGACTGGGTATCGAAGGAGAGCACGGTGACTGACTCCCTGCGAACGCTCTATGGAGACCTAGTCCTGGAAACTGGCCAGCGGCTCGTCGACGTCTATGCCCCGGAGCTAGACGTTCTGACTCGCTGCCCGACCTTGCTGCGCTTGGATGCCGAGCCTGACGAAGCCGCGATACAGGAAGCCGTCACCGAGGCAGAAACGGCCTTCACGTGGCTCCGCGAGCAGGCCGTGGCGAAGACCGAGGATGGCGTGAAGTTCCCAGCGGCTGCGTATGCCTACGTGCCCGACGCTGAGAAGTCCACCACCTGGAAGCTGCGCCTGTGGGAAGACCCGGAAAAGAAGGTCACCCGGAAGCAGCTCGGTGCGGCTGCCGCTGCTCTCTCTCCCGGCGGGTTCAGAGGCAACAGAATCCAGATTCCCCCGGAGGACCTGGCAGCCGTGAAGCGGAAGATTCGGGCCGAGTATCGAAAGCTCGGAGTTGAGCGCGACGACATGCCGCGATGGGTCAAGGAGGCCGATGTGCGAAGGCTACTGCGGGACACGATCCCGATGACCGAGGCGACGGTAGACGGCAAGGGGATCGCCACCATCGTCGTCATTCGCCCAGGCTTCAACAGCTCGAAGGACCGCTACTACTCGGCGGAGATGCTGGCCCGAGATGTTGGGATGTTCGAGGGCGTCAAGATGTACGCCGACCATCCCACTGACAGGGAAGACGAAGAGCGGCCCGAGCGGTCTATCAGGGACTGGGTTGCCACGCTTCAGAACGCCCACATCGGCTCAGAGGGAGAGGTGCTGGCAGAGGCGGTGATCGTTGAGCCGTGGCTGAAGGCGAAGCTAGCCGAGTTGCGGGACCAGAACCTGCTCGGTGAAATGGGCGTGAGCATCAACGCAGTGGGTCAGGGCGAAGAGGGCGAGATCGAGGGCACGAAGACAGCGATCATCGAGAAGATCGTGTCCGTCAGGTCCGTCGACTTCGTGACGGAGCCGGGCGCCGGGGGCATCGTCACCATGTACGAGACGGCCCATGAACACGACGTAGACCTGATGAGCATCGACCAGCTTCGGGAACGGCGCCCCGACCTGGTCAAGGTCATCGCAGACGAGGCGAAAGCACTGGCCTTGAAGGAGGCACAGAAGATGACGGAGATCGAAGAGAAGGTGACAGAACTCGAAGGGCAGGTTGAGAGCCTGACCGCCGAGCGGAACACCGCCGTGGAGGCGCTGGAAGAGGCGACGGTAGAGGCAGCCAAGGCTCAGGCCAAGTCGGTGATCGACAAGGCCATCGCCGAGGCGGAACTCCCCGAAGCCTCGAAGAAGCGTCTGTCCGAGCGGTTCGCGGACGCCGAGAACGCCGACGAGATCGAAGAGGCCATCAAGGCCGAGATCACGTATGTGGGCGAACTCTCGGAGTCCGGCAAGGTCAAAGGCATGGGGCCGACGAAGGCTGATGCCGATGCCGACAGAGAAGCGCTCCGGGAGTCGTTCAAGCAAGCGAACCCGGGCGCGACCGACGAGTACATCGACACGCTCGTCAAGGGCCGCTAGACAGCGGCTTCAACCAAGACCTTTCGCAATAGCCGGTGAATAGCCGGTAAGAAGGAAGAGGCACACAAATGCCAGTCTTTGGCGTATACCCAATCGCCGACGCCTGGAACCCTGGGGATCAGGTTTCCAGCACGTATGAGGGTCGGCACGTAACCGTTCTGGAGAGCGACCTGATCCACCCGGCACACGCGACCGCGTTCGTTGACAAGGGCGACCCGGTCGTGTTCGGTGCCGGTGCTTCCGGTGAAGAAGTCGGAGTCGGGGTAGCACTCGGCGGCGATGCGAACACCGTGGCCGGAGACTTGGTTGCCGTGGACACAGAGGGCA